AGGAATGAAATCTAAAGCAGATTCTTTTATTTATACCAAAGGACTTATTCTCGATTGGCAAAACTCACTAAATTCCCCAAGTGAAAAAAAACTACACAAATACATTACTGACCTTGTAAAAGCAGGAGAAAGCTCAATTTTAGATTTGCGTCTTGCATTAAGAAAAAAAATCGATACAGATTTAGTCGATGTAGAAAAAATAGGGGTCAGCGTAAAAGCAAAGCAAATTATCTATAAAGCAATTACTGAACTTGATTCGGGGCTTATCCAATTAAAACTTCAATTAGAATCTAATAGTATAGATTTAAAACAACGTGAATTTAAAGTTGGTTATCCTGAGCGATTTGCAAATCAAGAATTTTATCCAAAAAAAGATTATTATAAAGAATGGTATGACGAAAAAAATGATGCTATTATTCTTGATCCAAAAGGGACAATTGGCGAAATAATTATTTTAGATAATTTAAGATTAGCACTTCCGCAAGTTCCAAAAAACAAAAAAGACATTTTATTCAGTAATTTGCCAAAAGAAGAACAGTATTGGCGAAGAATTGAACCGCCAAAAGGATTAATTCCTGAAACAGAAGACGCTTGGACAGAATACATATTAGAAGAATTTAGAAGGCGCAGAGAAGGTGTTTGGTTTATGAATAACGGGAAAGCTGAATGGCTTACTCCAACACATTATATCGGTCTTCAATGGATAAAAATGTTGGATAGTGGCTCGTTTAAAGAGTTTCGTTTAGCACAAAGGGATATTTATTATTTCTGTCTTGCGACTATAATTGATCCGCGTTGTGTTGGGCTTTTATTTGTAAAAGGTCGCCGTACAGGATTTACAGAAATAATACTTGACCACTTTGAAGATTTTTCTACAAGTACTAAAAATGCTTTATTTGGAATTACTTCTAAAACAGGAACCGATGCGTCTGAAGCATTCTTAAAATATTCTTACGGAGTTCAAAATTTACCATTCTTTTTTATTCCGGTTGTTAAAGGAAAGATTGATGATAGAAATAAAATGGAATATGGAAAAGTGTCGGATTCGTCAAAAGTAGCTAAAAAGAAAAAAGATACATCAACTGACGATTACTTAAATACAAAAGTCGATTGGATGAATACTACAACACTATCGTATGACTCCAAGAAACTTTATATGTATCTTGGTGACGAGGCAGGAAAATGGGAGCGTCCAAATAATTATGAAGACCATTGGGCAAACATAAAACCTACTATGGTTACTGGTGGAAAAGTAGTCGGAACTGCATTTATAGGTTCGACACTTGGGGCTATTGACAAAGGTGGTCGAGAGTTTAAAAATTTATATGTTGGCTCTAATGTATTAAAGCGAAATGCCAATGGCAGAACAACAACGGGTCTTTACTCGTTCTTTTTACCCGCACATAAAAATTACGAAGACTATACAGATAAATACGGGGTTTGTCACACAACTGTTGCGCCAGGAGAACATTTTTACAATGCGCAAGGAATAAAAATGACAATTGGCTCATTGCAGTATTTAGAAAACGAATTTCGTTCTGCAAAACAAATGGGCGGAAAACACCACAACAATACAAGACGGCTTGACCCAATAACAATCGATGACGCTTTTAGAGATGAAAGTAAAGGGTCGTTGTTTAATCTCGACAAGATAAATGACCAAACTGCCTATAACAATAATATCGAAATTGGAAATACACTTGCTCGCGGCAACTTTCAATGGAAAGACGGAATAAGACACACAGAGTCAATATGGTGTCCAAATGAAAAAGGAAGGTTTCTTTTATCGTGGATTCCTGAAAAAGATTTACAAAACCGATGGATTATGAAAAACAATACATTTGGAGGCAGAAGCAGAGCGCCTTTAAATGACGATATAGGATGTCTTGGAATTGACTCGTATGATATTTCAGCAGTTCAAGATTCGTCTTTAATACAAACAGAAAACGGAAGGGAATATGATTTAGGTTCAAAGGGAGCAATTAGCGGGGTTACTGGATTTCAAATGGGAAATATACCAAGTAATTTTTTCTTTCTTGAATATATCGCAAGACCAGAAACGGCAGAAATCTTTTTTGAGGACGCTTTATTAGCATCTGTTTTTTACGGGATGCCAATATTGGCAGAATCTAACAAACCAAGACTTTTATATCATTTTATGAATTCAGGATATAGAAATTTTTCTTTAACTCGTTTTGACAAGCCTTCAAATAGACTTTCGCCAACAGAAAAACAACTTGGCGGTGTGCCAAGTAATAGTGCCGATGTTATTCAAATGCACTATTCAGGAATAGAGGCATACATAGAAAAATATGTTGGAATTTATACTCAAGGAGATGATTTAATTGCAATAAGAGAAGAAGGGGAAATAGGTTCAATGCCATTTAACAGACATTTAGCCGATTGGGCGCAATTTAATATTTCAGACAGAACAAAATTTGATATTTCTATTGCATCAGGATTTGCTCTTATGGGCGTAAATCGCCGTAGTTATAAGATGGAAATGCCACAAAACAAACCATTGGAATTCAGTATTAGAACTTATGGGCGTTAGTAACAATAGAAAAATTATATCAAAAACGCAAATACTATAAATAATTATTATCTTTGTCGTAAACAAATTTTACAATGGCTATCGATAATAGTAATTTTTCGCTTTCACCTTACGTTTCTTTTCCAAGTCAGTTAGCCCCTTTTGAAGTTAAAAAGACTAAAGCATGGGGTAAAAGTTTAGCCCAAGCAATTGAGAGTGACTGGTTTTATGGCTCAGGAACAAACAATTACGGAGTTTTAAACTCTCGTTTTAACACGCAAAGATATGACTTTATTCAGCGTAGATTGTATGCAAAAGGATTGCAGTCTATGGATAAGTACAAAGAAACTTTTAAAGCAGATGGCGACAAGTCATTTTTAAACTTATCTACTCAGCCGATTTCTATTATTCCTAAATTAGTTGACATTGTAGTAAATGGTATGGCAGATAGAGGATATTCTGTTAGGGCTACTTCAATTGACCCGATTGGATATTCTGAACGAGTTGCTTATAGAGAGCAAATCGAAACTGACAGAAATGCCAAAGACATAATTATTAAAGCCAAAGAAACATTTGGAGTTGATGTAGGCAGTATGCCGATTGACAAATTGCCCGAAACCGACGAAGAATTAAACTTGCACATGCAATTAGAGTATAAGCAAGACATTGAAATTTCCCAAGAATTAGCTATTGAAGAAATATTAGCTGAAAACCGATACAATGAAACAATAAACCGAATGAATATTAAAGATTTGGTTATTTGCGGAATTGCTTGGACAAAACATACGTTTATTCCTGAACGTGGAATTGTAATAGAATATGTAAATCCTGAAAATAAAATTCAATCTTATACCGAAAACCCTTATTTTGAAGATTGTTTTTACCATGGTGAATTCAAAAATGTTCCGACAAGTCAAGTTTTTATTGACTACCAATGGTTAAATTTACCTGAAAACGAAAAAATAAAAGAGCAAGTTGCTAATTCAAGTGATGCTTGGTGGAATTATAATATCATTGAACAAAACCAAAGAATAAAAGGCACTACTAATTTGCTTTATTTCACATACAAGACTACTCGTAAAAAAGCAAAAAAAATAAAAGAAAAAGCTACAGGCGAAAGAATTGTAAGCAAAGCAGATGAAACCTTTGTCTTAAAAGAGGGACAGACTGACGATTTTAAAAGAGTAGCCATTGAAGAAGAAATTTTGTTTGAAGGAGTTTATGTTTTAGGAACTGACATTTTATTAAAATGGGAAGTTGCTGAAAATATGGCACGTCCAAAATCCAACAAACAAAAAGTAATTGACCAATATATAGGGATTGCTCCTAATATGGAACGAGGGTATATTGATTCGCCAGTTGCAAGAATGATACCCGTAGAAGATAAACTTAATATTATTGAGTTAAAAGGAGAGCAGATTATTCAAAAAATACAACCTGACGGATTTATTATTGACCCTGATGCAATTAGCGAATTAGACTTTGGTGGTGGAAATAAATTAACTGCTCAAAATATTATTGATATGTTTTGGCAAACAGGTAGTATTTTCGCAAGAAGTTTTGGTGCAACTGGTGATCCAATGTATTCAAAACCGATTACCGAATTAAAAATGGGTAATTCGCTTGATAAATTAAATGCTTTGACAATGTTAAAAATGCAATATATGGACCAAATGAGGGACGTAATTGGATTAAATAAAGTAAGCGATGCGTCAACACCCGACAAAGATAGTTTAGTTGGAGTTCAAAAATTAGCATCTTTAAATTCAAATATAGCCACTCGTCATATTTTAGATGGCGCTTGTGACATTACATTAAGACTTTCAGAAGCTATTTGTTATAGAGTTGCTGATTTGCTTAAATTTACTGATTTAAAAGACGATTTTGCAAGAAAAATTGGAGTTGCATCGGTAAAAACATTAGATTCTGTTAAGGAATTACATTTACACGATTTTGCAATTTTCTTAGAAATGCACTTAGATTTAGAAGAAAAAGCCAAATTGGAACAAGATATGTCTATTGCTATCGACAAAGGATATATGCAAGTTCAAGATAAATACAAAGTACTAAATGTTAAGAATTTTAAATTAGCATTACAATATATGACTGTTTTGATGGAAAAAAGCAAAGCTAAAATTCAAGAACAAGAAATGGCTAAAATCCAAGCAAACACTCAAAGTCAAAGTCAAATTGCTCAAGCTGCTGAACAAGCGCGTCAAACCACTTTAAAAATGGAATATAACGGAAAGGCAGCGATACAAAATTTAGTAAATCAAGGCGAATTAAACAAGGAAAAAGAGAGAGGAAAACAAGAAAGAGAAACGCTTGATATAAAGTTAAACGGAGAATTTCAAATTGCCCAAGTACAAGGAGGAGTTCAAATGGATAAACTTCAATTTTTAGAAGACAAAAAAGATGAGCGTTTGATAAAACAAGCGACTATGGATTCTGAAAAGATTGAACAAAGAAAAAGCGAATCAGCTACTCCTATTGATTTTGAAGCAAAAGAAATAGACGATTCAATATTTCAATTATAAAAAAAATTTATAGAAATGTATTGTGTAATAGATTTTTTCTATCTTTGCTAAAATTATTCTAAATCTAAATTAAAATATTATGCCTGAAAATGAAGAAATCGTAGAAAACAACGGCGGCGGTTCGGAAGAACAAGTGATTGAACAAACAGTTGAAACACCCGTAATAACGCCTTGGCAAATTGAAACTGATGAAACTCCAATAACAGAAACTTTTAAAGTAATTCCTGATGTTGAAGAAACAGTTGAAAAAGTTGTAATTGAACAACCAATAGTTGAAACACCAATTACAGAAGAAGCTCCAATAGTAGCCGAAGAAGTAATTACAGAACAACCAACAGTTGTAGAAATTGACGAAGAAAAAGTTATTAATTTTCTTAAAGAAAAAGGATTTAATGCCAATTCTTTAGATGACTTAAAACCAAAAGAGCAAATTGAGTTAGATGCTGAAATGAAGTCTTATTTGGAATACAAAAAGGCAACAAACAGAAGTTATCAAGACTTTTTAGAAACTCAAAAGGATTTTAGTCAAGAGCCAAAAGAAAATGTCTTATTAGCGAATTTGAAATTGGATAACCCAACTTTGACTGATTCGCAAATTGAAAGACTTTATAAAAGAGAATATGAATATGATGCTGAATACGATGACGAAGACGTTATTTTAGACAAGCAAATTAACATAGAAAGAGATTATCAAAAAGGTTTGGCAAAACTTGAATCTCAAAAGGAACAATACAAGGTAGTTAGAGGTTCTGACGAATTGGTTCCCGAAGAATACAAAAATGCCAAACAATTAGTTGATAGTTGGAATAAGCAACAAGAAGAAAACAAAATTGCGTTTGAACAAACTCGGCAAGATTTTGAAAGCAAAACAGAAAAAGTCTTTAATCCTAATTTTGAAGGTTTCAAAGTTAAAGTAGGAGAACAAGAATTTAAAGTAAAGCCTGAAAATATTGAAATTGCCAAGAAAAATTTATCAGACCTAAGTAATTTTGACAAAAAGTTCTTTGACGAAAAAGGTACATTAAAAGACCCCGAAGGATATTATCGAGCATTGCATTTTGCCGATAACCCCGATAAAATAGCCGAACACTTTATCAATATTGGTAAAGCATTACAAGTTGAGGCAGACGAAAAGGAATCGAAAAACATACAAGTGCAATCACAAGCAAGTAGAAACGCACCTTTAGTCAATACAGGTTCAAAATGGATCGTCGAGAATTAAATTTTCTTTGAGTTGTGTCGAGTAAAAAAAAGTAAAAACACAACAAAAAAATTAAGAAAACATGGCATTAAATCCAAGTCCAGGCATAATTTATCAGCCTACAGCGACAAAAACACCTACTCCCACTAATTACATTAGTGATACAGAGTACAATTTACTAACGCAATTCATTCCTGAATTAGAAGACCAAATCGTAGATAGATTCGGAACTCAAATGATTACAGGATTATTGGCGTATCAAGGAAAAGAATCAGCATTCCAAGCAGATTTAATCAAATGGAATGAAGAAGGAAGATTGACACAATTAGCTACGGGAGTTACTCGTTCATCTAACGTGTTTACATCAGTTGCTCACACTTTTAGAGTTGGAGAAACAATCGTTGTTAGAACATCTGACGGTGGTGTTTTAACTCAAGGGCAAATTACAGCAGTAACCGCAGATACATTTACCGCTTTAAATGGTAATGCAGGTGGTTGGTCAGGAACAACAGGATTATCTGTTTATGCAGATTCTAATGAATTTGGCAAAGGAACATCAGGTATGTCGGTTGGATTAAATTCTCAAATTGACCAATTCACTAATGCGCCTACTACTATCAAAGAAACTCTTGTAGAAACTCGTACTAACTTAGCGTTAAGAACTTGGGTTAAAACTGACCAAGGTTACTTATGGTACTACAAAAACCTAAAAGATACTAAAATGCGTTTCAACAATGCGTTGGAAAATAAATTAATCTTAGGTAATCTTTGGGGTGGCGCTTTGGCAGCATCAGGAGTTCAAGGTACTCAAGGTTTGTTTTCTTGTGCAAGAGAAGGTAATATCTTTACTGGTCAAGCAACAGACTTAGATGATTTTGATGAAATCATTGACAGAATGAATGCTCAAGGTATGATTGCTGATAACTATATGTATAATACTTCGGCTCAAAACCGAGTTATTGACAGAATGTTAAAAGCTGAATTTGTTACAAGTCAAGGTTGGGGAGAATTTTCTAACGAAGCAGAAGCTCTTAAATTAGGATTTAAACAATTCAATTACGGAAACTACAATTTCTACAAGTCAAATTGGAGATTTTTGGATAACCCGACTACTGAAGGTTCTGCGGTTGGAGCAACAAAAGTACACGGATTTATGTTCCCAATGGGAGGTAAAAATGTTTACGATGTTATGACAGGAACTCAAGCTACTCAGCCATATCTACACGTTAAGTATCGTGCAAGCCAAGAAGTAAACAGAAAATACGAAATTAGCGTATTTGATTGGGCAACTGGTACTAACAACGAAGATAAAAGACGTACTGAATTCCAATCAGAAAGATGTTTGATGGTTACAGGAAGAAATAATTTGTTACTTTTGCAGGGTTAATAATTAGCAAGTTACAATAAATATAGGGGTTGGATTTATGTTCAACCCCTTATTTTAAAAATAAATAAATTTAAATCTAAATTAAAATACAATGAACAATTTTAAAAAAGGAATGGGTGGTTTTAATAAAAACACCCCTCAAGAAGACGTTGCGACTATTCAAGTTAAAGACGAAGAAGTAGTAAGTCAAGAGCAAAACAAAGAAGAAACAATACCTGTTTCACAAGTTGCAGACTTAGTAAAAAAAATGGTTGAGGAACAACTACAAAACTCTCAATCTAATCAACCAAAAAAAGAAGTAGAAAGCATTGTTGTAACTCAAATTAAAAATGAGATTTTTGACGATTTGCCTGAAATTCGTAATTTTAAACCAAAAGAAAGAATTTATGTTTTATGCGATGGTTCCAAACCTAAATCTTTTGGAATTCCGACAAGACATAAAGAAGCAAGTCCTTTAATGTATATTAATAAGGAAACAAATGAAACTTTTGCTTTGTTTTACTCGGAAACACAATCTTCATTTTTCAAAGAAAAGCACAAAGGAGATTCTAAGGTAAAACACGTTACCATGATTGATGGTATGTTGAAAACTTACGAAACTGACATTAAATTGCAAAAGTTTTTAGCTATTAATCCGCACAACAAAGCAAACGGTGGATATATGTTTGAAGAATACAATCCTTCTAAAGTAGCTGAGGTTTCTATTGAAAGTTTTGAATTAGAAACAAAAGCAAGAATTTTAGCAACGGAATTGCCTTATATCAAGCAAGATGCTATTGTAAGGTTGTTAAATCCAAATTACAAAGAAACTTGGACTCCTGCTGAAGTTAAAACTGCATTATATCAAGAAGCAAGTAAAGCGCCAACAGAATTTATCAAATTGGCAAATGACAGGTCTTTAGAAATAAAAGGGGTTGCTAAAACCGCAGACGCAAGAGGTATTATTAGTTACAAAAATTACAGATTCTACAATGAAAATGGTGATGTAATTTGCGAAGTTGCTAGAAATCAAGACGAGTGGGACGCTATTGCAAACTACTTTATGACAAGCGAAGGTCGTACAACGTATGATTTTATTAAAAATGCGATTAGCTAACAACTGTTAGTTAAAATAAATTAAAAGCGCTCTTTATGGGTGCTTTTTTTGTTTATAGTATTATAAAAATAATTATCTTTGTTGTAAATAATTAGTTAGATATGATTTCCATAAATTCAGTTCGCAACTTAACTTTATTTTTGCTTAACAAAAGTAATCGCGGCTATATTGGTGTAGATGAATTTAATTCGTTCTGTCAATTAGCGCAGTTATCAATTTTCGAGGACTTGTTTACGCAATACAACGCTTTTATCAATAAAGAAAACCGTCGATTAACTGGAACAGAATATGCGAATTTGCCAAAGAATTTAAGAGAGCAAATTGACGTATTTGCCGAGTACACAACACAATCTAATTTTACTTATGATTCTTTGACTGATTTATGGTCATACACAGGAACAGACCTTTATCGTGCTGAAAATCTATCATTAGTTAATGCCGATGCTAAAAAAGTTGATATTGACGAAGTGCAAAAACGTGAGTTAAATGTAATGATGAATTCGCCACTTACTACTCCAAGTGTTACATTTCCTGTTTATACAAGAATTGGCTCATCGTTTAGAATTGTGCCAATAATTGAAAGCCCTTCTTATGCTGAATTGTTTTATATTAGAACGCCAAAAAACCCAAAGTGGACATTTACAACCGTTGCAGGAAATCCAATTTTTAATCCATCGGTAAGTGATTTTCAAGACATAGAATTGCATATTTCACTATTTGACGCATTTGTTGTCAAAGTATTATCCTATTGCGGTTTGTCGATTCGTGAAGCAGAAGTTACTCAAATTGCAAATTCACAAGAAGTTCAAGAATTCCAAAAACAAAACGCCTAAGATATGCCTACAACTAATCCATTTGAATATTATAACGACGAAGAATTACACGGCAACTACCAATTTATCGGTATTGAAGAAATCGTAAATAACTTTATTCAAAATTACACGGGAGATTCGTCACTTTTGGGATATGTGCCTCGTTCAAAAGTAATTTACCAAGCCAAGCAAGGTATAAAGCAATTTACATTTGAAGCATTA